CCCCGATGCTGTCCTCGGATGCGTTCACCAAGCCGGAACACCAGGCGATCTACGCGGGCATCGTCAAACTCGACGGCACCAGCAGCGCCGACGTGATGACGCTGTTCAACAAACTCCGCGACGACGGGGTGCTGGAGTCGGTGGGCGGGGCCGCGTACCTCAACGACCTGCTGGAGTCTGTGCCGTCAGCAGTCAACGCCGTCTACTACGCCAAGATCGTGGCCGACAAGCACCGGCTCCGGCAGTTGGCGACGGCCTGCGCCAGCACGCTCTACGAGGTCTACACCGCCGGCACGGGCGAGGAGACCGACGCGATCATCGACCGCTGCGAGGCGAGCGTGCTGGCCGTCAACAAGCCCCGCACCGTCGGGGGCATGAACACCGTCGGCGAGATCGTCTTCGGCGAGGCCAAGCGGCTGTTCGAGCGCGAGCCGGGCACGACGGTCGGGCTGGCCACGGGCTTTGCGAACCTCGACGCTGTGGTGGCGGGCATGATGCCGGGGCAACTGATCCTGCTGGCGGCGCGCCCGAGCATGGGCAAGTCTGCCCTGGCCCTGGATATCGCCCGCAAAGTCTCGGAGTCCACGGGCCGGCATGTGTTGTTCTTCTCGCTGGAGATGAGCCGGATGGAACTGGCCCAGCGGCTTCTCTCTGGGACGGCTGCGATCCCCAGCAACCGCATCCGCCGCGGCGACTTGGAGAGTGCCGAGTGGGAGAAACTGCTGGCGGCTGCCCAAGACCTGACCGACGTGCGGGTGCTGATCGACGACACCCCGCGTCTGGCGATGGGCGGCATCCGCGCCCGCGCTCGGCGTGCGATCCGCCAGCACGGCGCCGCGTTCGTCGTCATCGACTACCTCGGGCTGATCCAGCACGCGGGCCGGGGCGGCAAGGTGCCACGCTACGAGCAGATCACCGAGATCAGCGGCGACCTCAAGGCTCTGGCCGGTGAACTCCAGGTGCCCGTGCTGGCCCTGGCCCAGCTCAACCGCAACGCCGAGAACCGGGACAACAACAAGCCCAAACTGTCGGACCTGCGCGACAGCGGTTCGCTGGAGCAGGACGCGGACACGGTGATGCTGCTGCACCGCGAGGAGTATTACCACCGCGACGACGAGAACTGGGCATCGACGCACCACGACAAGGTGGGTCTGGCCGAGGTGATCGTCGCCAAGAACCGCAACGGCGAGTGCGGCACTGCGAAGTTGACGTTCGTTGCAGCGCAGACGCGATTCAAGAACTACGAGAGGAAAACCTATGGCTTCTGAACCACCCGCCCAGATCACCGTGTTTGCGTGCGACCCGACCAACATCCTGCCGACGAACCCACCGCGCCCGTGTTCGTCGTTGCTGACGGACGAGGAGTCGATCTGCTACTTGCGGATCGACAAGACCAAGACCAGGGACAGAAAGCGGGCACTCCGCCGGATGGTGGTCAAGTACGGGATCAGGACGGCGCAGGTCGGCAAGAGCGCGATGTACCCGCTGGACGAACTCAAGCGCGTGATCGCGGCGAAGTGCAACGAGCATGGCAAGGGAGGTGGGGCTTGACCAACACCATCCCCCAGAACTGGACCCGGCTCAAGATGGCGAAGCACACACCGACCGGAACCGAGTACCGCATCGGCGACACCATCGACCGGGGCGATCACTACAACGAGCACGCACGGTTCAGCAAGATCGAGATGCTGCACCGCACGCCGGGCCTGTGGGTGGTCGCGTCGGTCAGGTACGCCGATGGATTCTGTGGCATCCTGGGCTTGCACTCTGGCACGGACCCGAAGGAGTCTTGGGAGGTTGTTCCGCTCTTGACATTGGCACATCCGGGGGGTGGCGTGTGAGCACGACACCAGCCGAGAAGCCCGTCTCGCCGAGCCGGTTGATGCGCGGCGTCATCTGCATCACCGCCCGGCCCAAGCCGGTGATGCACCCGAGCATCGAGCAGAACGACCAGGGAGTAGACAGCCTTGTGCTCGGTCGAGCCGAGGACGTCATCAGGTACCACACGCTGACGACGTACCCCAAGCGCGCCCATCGCACGCTGACGAGGTTGCAGGAGAACGCTCTGTTTGTCGCCATGAACTTGTGCTACGTCCGCGCCGGGATGGGGCAAGACACTCGGCTCGCAAGGCCAGAGGAAGCGGATGTCTGGCTGGTCATGTCTAGACGGTTCGAGTCGATCATCGTGGCGACGTATGCCGGGATCGCGCACAAGCACGCCTGGCACCTCGGCAAAGGCGACACCGGCAGGGCCGAGGCGATGATCGCCCTGATGCGTGCGGTCTGGTCGTTCGACGCTCAACGTGCCGCGAGGTTCAGCACATACGCCAAGTGGGTACTGATAAACAACGGGGCTGAGATTCGCCGGGTTGAACGCAAGCGCGTCCGGGCAATCGACGGTGCCCGCGCCCAGGGCGGGCAGTCGGCTGGCGTCCAGTCGCAAGTGTGGGCCAACGAAGACGCCGAGGCGATGATCCGCCAGGCGCGCGTAGTGCGGCTGATCCTTGACGATCCTGACGGCCACAAGTCCATCGGTGTGGACGCGCGGGTGTTGGAGGCGATGCGCCTGCGGGTAGATCGTGGGCTGCGGATGTGGGAGGTCGGCAAGATGCTCGGGGTTACACACTCGACCGCGAGCAAGATGGTCTCACGCGCCGCCAAGCGGTTGGCGGATCATCTTCACAGCATGGGCGTGGCGGGCAAGGGGAGGGCAACATGACTGACAAAGAGTTAGCCGAGTTGAAGGAAGCCGCGATGCAGGTTGTGTTCGAGATTGACAACGTGTTCAGAAGGCAGAAGGTCCAGCGTGGGGAGGGCGTGGTTTGCTACCACGAGTTTCACGCGGCCCTGACAGGCTCGGATATCTGCAAGTATTGCGGCACAACGGAGGATGAGTATTTCTCGCCGTGGGATTACAAGAGGATGCCAAGAACATGACCGAGCAAGAGATCGACATTCTCGAACGTCTCAAAGGCGATGCGCAGTATCCCTGGCGAAAGATCATGCAGGATTCCGCCGCCGAGATCACCCGCCTCCGCGCCGAACTCGCCGAGGCGCGGGAGGCGGTGGGCGTGTTGGCAAAGAACTTGGCCGGTTTCACGATGCACCAGGGCATAGCCGGTCAGATGCTGTGCTGCGCCAGCGACGAGGTGATGGCAAACCCCACCGCACGCGCTGCGCTGGATGCGGCGAGGGGGAGGGTGGGGGAAGCGAAGCCATCAAACACAAAGGAGAACGGGGCGTGATCGTTACCCCAAAGGTGCGCCATCTCGTTGCACACCAAGTAACCGAAGCATCGGCGGTTGCCGTTGCGGCATGGTGCCACGGCGGAGTGGAGGCAAGCACCTCGTTCATGGGGGAGTACCCGACAAAGACCCACCCACGACCAAACTACTTTCAGAGATTCAACGCCAAAACCCAGGTGATTGTTGTAACGGATATCGGAGATGTCGCGGAAATAGGGGACTGGGTGATCCATGACAGCCCCCTGTTTTACGTAGTGGATCGGCACGAGTTTGAGGACCGCTTCGACATCTGGTGTTCAGACATGGTGCCCCCTGCATCCGACCGGGTTGCTGCAAAGAGGAAGAAGGCACCGAAACCCCCCCGCCCCCCAATAACCCCGCCGCGTGGCGGACACGCCCGAGAGGGCAGAAAGTGAGATAGAAGTGAAAACGATCTACCGAGTCGAAAATGCGCAAGAACTGTTCGAGGGTCTATACAAAGGCCCGCGAGATGGCGACTGCATCCACCCCAGCCCATCCTTTGTTGGTCATCTTCGCATCGACCACAACAAAGTGAGTTTCGATGGGAACGTGGATGTGTCGTTACTCACCGCAGAACAGGTGTTGAAGGAAGCGGCGAGTCGGCTTGGGCTGGAGGGCATCACGATCTCGTGGCCCGCAAGCACACGTGAGTTTGAGTACGACCGATCCTTGCTAGCAAACAAGCAAGGCTAACCCCGGCCCCCCGCCCACAGCGCGGGGCCAGATTCAAGGAGAAACGGATGAAGAAGAAGGCGAAGAAAGCGACGGCGGGGGAGAGGCACATAGCCCGGTGGAAAAGCCAGACCGTGCGTGAGGTGCGGCTAGACCCCAACAGCCGCAAAGAGGCCAACCAGATTGACTGCTCTCAGAAGCGCGCGGCAAATGCGGGTGTGCTGAAGGAACGCAATCGGTGCGTTCGCATCCTGTGTCGGTGGCACAAGTCAGCACAGTCGGCGCGTACGCCACTCGGGCGGGGCGTGTGCGAACATCTTGAAGCGATTATCAAGGAAGTCTGCAATCCCAAAAAGTACCCATGACCCTCCCCAACCGCATCAAGTGGCCCGACGAGCCGGGCACCTACCCGATGGGCAACACAGGCCCGCACGGGATCACGCCCAACCAGTATTGGGTGATCCATCAAGGGGGTCGGGTGTGCATGGCCCACCTCGACCCCTGCCCGGTCGTGGCGGCGTGGAAGGCCGTCGCGTGGGCGAGGCAGCAGCAAAAGACCGTTACCCAATGACCATCCCCACTCCCCCGCGCCAACGCGCCGGCAGTGGATTCCCTCACGTCACGGACGACAAATGCACCAAGCCACCGAGCGGTTGATAGCGGGCAGCCTCATCGACATCGAGTTTGAGTTGGAGCGCAGCGCAGTCGAGGACGGCGTGAAGCGTTACCGCGAACTCGCCCAGAAGGAGACCGACAAGGGCAACGGCGCAAACCTCAAGCCGGGCGAGCGTCTGGTCGGGCACTGGTTCCGCGCCGTCTCCGCCGACATCAGCAAACTCAAACGCTCGATCGCGGCGGGCGCAAAGATTCACAACTCGACCGTCATCAGGCCGGTGCTCAACGAGATTCACCCCGACGTGCTGGCGGTGATCGCACTCAACCAGTCCCTCGGCATGTGCCTGACCGACACCGACGGGATCACCGTGGCTCGGCTCACCCACGCGATCGGCCGCGCGGTGCTGGCCGAGCTGCTGTTCGCCGAGATGAAGGACCACGACAAGTACGCCCGGCGCAGGTACCGCAACCGGATGAAGGAGGAGATCGCCAGCGGCAAGCGGCCAGACCCGAAGGTGCGCATGCCCGACGAGAACGAACTGTTGAACCTGATCGTCGAGCGGTTCCGCGCGAGCCAGCCCAAGAAGATCAACTGGTGGGCACGCCGCAACCTCTCGGACGCGAGCGACCACCGGCGCGCGTGCATCATGCTGGGCGAGCGGTTGCTCTGGTCGTGCATCGAGTGGTGTACGACCGACGGGTACGACAAGCCCTTCCAGCCCGCCTTCCGTCGCCAGAAGATCAAGGTGCCCGGCAAGAAGTACCGCGTCGGGATGGTTGAGTTGACCGACGAGGCGATCGAACTGGTCGCCGAGGGCCACGCGGCGCGGGAACTCATGCGCCCGCAGTACCAGCCGATGGTCGTTGAGCCGATGCCCGCGACACGGGACACGCCGGGGGGTTACATCCGCATCAGGACGCCGCTGGTCTCCAAGCCCAGCCCCGAACTCCGCCGGGAACTGGCGGCACGCACGCGCGATGGTCGCCTGGACGAACTGCACTTTGCCCACTGGTGCCTCCAATCGACACCGCTGGCGGTGAACACCAAGGCCCTCGACGACATGAAGGCGATCTACAAACAGGGCGGCAACCACGCGGGCGTCCCGCACGCCGACAACCTGCCCCCGGTGCCGAAGCCCAACGGCTACCGCAAGACGGCCCCGCGCGGGCAGCGGTGGAAGCGGGTGCTGCCCGATGACCTCAAAGACTGGAAGGCCAAGGTGCGGGTCAACGCCACCGAGAACCGGCGCCGCACAGCCGACCGCAGGTGCTACCTCGACAAGATCACGGTGGCCGAGCGGTTCGCCGCGCTGCCGATGTGGTTCCCCTGCCAGGGTGACTTCCGGTTCCGGCAGTACGCCATCCCCGCCCAACTGAACCACCAGGGCGACGATATCTCGCGCGGGCTGCTGCTGTTCAAGAACGGCATCAGGCCCGGGCCGGACGGCCTGCGGTACCTCAAGATTCACGCGGCCAATATGTTCGGCAAGCCCGTGGACAAGCAGTTGTACCACGAGCGCGTGGCCTGGGTGGACAGCAACCTGCCTGAGATCAAGCGAATCGCCAAGGCCGACGAGCCGTCCGGGCTGGCGCTGCAAGCGGAGAACCCCTGGCAGTTTGTCGCGGCGTGCCGTGGCGTGGCCGACCCCGACGGCATCGGGCGCTTTGTGCCATGCCAGTGGGATGGGGCGTGCAACGGACTCCAGCACTACGCCATGCTCGGGCGCGACCCCATCGGCGCTGCTGCGGTCAACCTGCTGCCGACCGGAGTAATCCACGACCCCTACACGATCATCTCCGAGATGGTCCTGCGGGAAGTCATGGCTGAGACCAACGAGGAGTTTGTCCCGATCGCGCGTGTCGTCGAGCGGTGCATCCAGCGCAAGACGCTCAAAACCACGGTTCTCGCTGATACCTACGGCGTAACCGAGTCAGGTGCCAGGCAGCAAATCCGCGACGAGATTGTCGAGCATGGCCTCACGCAAGACGAGGTAACACGCGGGTCTGCGTACCTCGCCAAGATCACGATGAAGTGCTTGGCCAAGGTCAGTTACGTGGCGGCGAAGATCATGGCCTGGCTGCGGGCGTGCGCCCTGCGGATCGCCACGGCTGGGCATCTGGTTCGCTGGACAACCCCGCTCGGGTTCCCGGTGATCCAGGGCTACCGCAAGAACACCTACAAGAAAATCAAGACCGTCCTCCAGGAGATCTCCTACATCGACTACGAGGACGAGAAGGCCCCGGTGCGCGTCAAGAAGCACGTCAACGGGATCGCGGCCAACTTCATCCACAGCCTCGACTCGACGCACGCGCACATGGTCGGGGTGGCGTGCCGTGCCGAGCACATCGAGATGATGCTGGTGCATGACAACTTCTGGTTCCACGCGGGCAACTCCAAGCGCGGCAGGCAGATCGTCCTAGAGCAACTTGTCATGCTCTACACGCGCGACATCCTTGCCGAACTGGCTGCGGAGTGGGCGGCGTTGTACCCCGAGGTCGTTCTTCCGCCGCCGCCAAAGCACGGGACGCTGGACATCACGCGCGTCCTCGGAATCGAGCAAGAGTCTTATGCCTTTCAGTAACCACACGATTACCCATTCAGTGCGTTAGCCATCGGCGAACAAATATGGCTGCACCCATCAGGGCACTTGTTTTGTTCTCTGATGGAAGCGGGGCGTTCAGATCGCACTGTCATCGGGCGATTGTGCTGGGCATCCAGATGCTCGACCGCCGCGTGCGGTTCACCCACGTTGCGCTCTCGGACGGGTCGATCGTGCTGGAAACTGGCCCGGCTGGCACCCGGCTGTGGCCCCTGTTGGACTATGCCCAGAACTTCCCCGGCCTCGGGCTGGCCATCGAGGTTCCCTGCCCACGCCCGCCCGACCTGGCCAGCCTGGCGGGTTGGCCACCGATCGGACTGTGGTCCGCTGGCTGGGGCGACTGTGTGGCCGCGACAAGGGCAGCCGCCCGCACGGGTGGGGTTGACCTGCCGTGGGCACTGACCCCCCACCGCCTAGCCCACCGCCTGCTGACAAGGAACTACCCCCATGCCTGGCTTCACTGAACTCCCGCTGGAGACGCTCGGGGCACTCCGCAAGGCGATGGACGGGATGTACCTCCCTGCGGTCGTGCAGCACCCCTCACAACTGGCACGCGAGGACGACAGGTACGCGCTGGTCTACGCCGCCGGGCAGCACTCGGTCTACGAGGCCGTCTGCCAAGCCCATGCCGCCGCGAAGGCCGCGCGCCGGGAGAGTCTTGGCCCAGACGAGGAGGACGACGATGAGTGACATTGGCACCCCGGACGCTCCGGCACCGGACCCCGGCCCGACCGAGCGCCCATCGGCACAGCCGAACATCGACGCCAAGTCCATCGCCGCCGCCCGCCGGGCCATGCAGCGCCAGCGCAAGGGGCGTGAGTCGGTCGTGATCGACCCCGCCATCAACACCACCACGCCAGTGGGCCAGGGGATACGCCTGCCATGAAGTCCAACATCGCCGCGCACTGGTCGGCCGCGCACAACTCGCGGACCACCAGCCTCAACGAAGCGCGCGAGAACGCCCGGCTGACGAAGCCCTGGGTTCTACCGGCGGAGGGCCACAACAAGGACTCCAAACTCCCCCAGAACTACCAGAGCGACGGGGCGATGGGCATGTCGAACATCGAGGGCCGCATCCTGGTGGCCATGTTCCCCCCCCAGCCGTGGTTCACAACCGCGCTTGCGCCTGAGATTCAGACCAATCCCGAAGTCGATCCGACGATGAAGCAGGACATGGCCGACCGCCTGTTCTGGCGGGACGTGCTGCTGCTGTCGCTGCTCCAGTCGGCCAACCTGAGCGACGAGAACAACCGCCGGGCCTACGGGTTCAACTCCCGCGTCCGCACGGCCATCAGCCACCTGCTCATCACCGGCGACACGCTGGTGCAGGTCGTTGATGACTTCCGCCTCAAGGTCCACCGCCGCGACCGCTACGTAACCGAGCGGGACGAGTCGTTCGATGTGATCTCCCACACGGTCAAAGAGTCCATCGACGCGATGACGCTAACCGAGAAGCAACTCAAGACGGCCAAACTCAAGCCCGAGGTTCTCAAGAAGAAGTCGGCCCGGGACCGGCGGATCGACCAGTTCACGCACATCGAGTGGCAGCCGTGGTCGAAGGTGTGGGTCCAGACCATCGAGGTCAACGGGTGGACCGTGGCCGAGAGCGACGAGCGCATCACGCCGATGGTCTCCGTCCCCTTCGAGGAAGTCACCGGCGAGCATTACGGACGGGCGTTTATCGACGCGCTGCGGGGCGACCTGCTCTCGCTGGACGTGCTGTCGATGAAGGTGCTGGACTTTGCCGACGCCGCGAGCAAGTTCCTGTGGGCCACAGACTACACCAGCGCAATCAAGGACACAGACCTTGCCAAACCATCCGGCTCACGAATCCGTGCCAAGGTCGTTGGTGGTCAGGTGCAAGACTTCGCCGCGGTGCAACTCAACCGCCTTGCCGACTTCTCGATCGTCGAGTCGGCCATCGCGCGGGTGAGTGATCGCCTCTCCAAGAACATGCTGACGACTGCCAACCTGAGCCAGTCCGGGGACGCCATGCGGTCGAGCGTCTCATGGCAGCAGGTCGCCGCCGAGGTCGAGGGCATCCTGGGCGGGTTCTACGGCCCCATCGCCGAGCGTTTGCAGGGCGGGATTATCGCCCGCGTGGCGTTCCTGGCCGAGAAGCAACGCCTGACCCCCCCGCTGACTCCCAAGGCCACCCGGCTCGAACTGCTCACGGGCGTGTCGTCGCTGTCGAAGATGTCCAAAGGCCGCGAGACGCTCAGTTTCGCAGCGGCTGTCGCCCAACTCGGCGAGACCGCGATGAGCAAGATTGACACTGGCGTGCTTGTGGACGTGCTGGCACGGTCCTCCAACATCGACGAGCCGGGCTTGGTCAAGAGCCGGGCGATGCTGGAGCAAGAGCGAGCCGAGTACGAGGCCCAAGCCGCACGCGGCGCCGCCGTCAACAAGGCCATCGACGTGGCCGGCAACGTGGCGCAGGCAGCCGCAACACAGAACAACTCCCTCGCCCAGTAAAGGCCCCCAATGCCCGAGACCAACAGCGCGACCGACGCCCCCCCAGCCAGCGGCACCACACCAGCGGACAAGACCCCCGCGGAGTCGCCGCCGCCCGACACCGGGGACGGCAAGGCCCCCGAAACGCCCCCGGCGTGGCACGCCGATGTGGACAAGAAGTTCATCCGAGCAACGCCCGAGGAATCTCTCAAAGCCCTCAGCCAGTCCTACAGGGAGGCACAGGCCAAGATCGGCGGTGGCAAGGCCGACAAGCCAGCGACGCCAGCGCCCGGTGCTGATGCACCCGAAGCCGACGCGACGCTCAAACTCGCCGCGCCCCCGCCGCCCGGTGCCGAACCCGAGGACTTCACGGGGATCATCACTGGCGCTGGCCTCAAGCAAGAGGAGATCAAGGCCCAACTGCTCAAAGACGGCAAACTTACCGACGAGCAGATCGACGCGATCCACAAGAAGTACGGCTTCCCCAAGAAACTCATCGCCCAGACGGCCCAGGCGGATTTGGTCGCCTACCGCGCCCGCGAGACGGAGATGAAGGCCCAGGCCGCACAGACCCGCGCCGAGGCCATCAAGATCGCTGGCGGCGAGCAGCAGCTCGGCACGCTCTTGACGTGGGCAACGTCCAAAATCCCGCCCGATCAGCACGCCGAGATCAACGCCGCGCTGGCCGACACAAAGAAGGCCCTGCCGACCATCAAGGCCCTGCTGTTCGATTACAACCAGGAGGTCAGCGGTGCTAAACCTCTGGTCCAGCAGTCCGTCGCCGCTGGTGGCGACAGTGCCACCCCGTTCGGCGACTCCACGCTGATGTGGGAGGCGATCTGGGAGGCCGACAAGGTCCACGGCAAAGGCAACTGGTACAAAGACGACGCCCTGCGCCAGCGCGTCGAGGCTTCCCCCCGTCAATGGCGAACGACTCCCCCACCACGAAAGAGGTAAACGACGATGCAGACGCACCTGAACAACGAGCAGATTCGAGAGTTGACTCGCACCTGGAAGGCCGACATCCGGTTCTTCCACACAGACAACGGCACGATGTGCCATATCACCGACGCCGCGGGCAACTTGCTCGGGGAAGCAAAGGGAGAATCACAGGAGATTGCCCTACAGGAAGCGATCGCGCTGATCCTGAGCAAGAAGGGCGAGTCTGCGCCGTCGAAGAACCCGAATGCGCCCGTAACTGCCAAGCAGTACGAAGACCTCAAGAAGTTCGCCGAGGACCTCCAGGACGAGGTGAAGAACCTCACCGCGCAGATTGCGATCATCCGCGCGGCTGTTACGGGTGATGGTGGCGATGATGAGGAGGACGCTACCGAGGACGCTCCTCAGTAAAAGAGCAGTGCCAAGAAGGCTGCCAAAAAGGCAAAGGCCAACGCAAACAAGTAAACACTCTGGCCCCCGCGCGACAGTGCGGTGGCCGGTTTCGGTAGTCTGAGCACGACCACCCCAGGGTGCATCCGTGCCCAGACCGCCAGTCCGTCAAGCCCAGGCACGAGCCTGCACGCTGAGCGACAACCCCGTCAGGGGCCGCGACGCTGTGGACAACTCCGCGACTGAGGCGACCGGCAAAGCAGCGTCTTTGTCATTCGCACCACACCGGGAGTTTTCCCATGGCCGATCCCATTGTCCTATCGCGCGCAGCGCTTGCCCGTGGCAACGAGCGCGCCCTGAGTTTTACCCAGCTCGAAACCTACATGGCCGAGCAGTACCGCGACGCGAACCTTCTGGTCGCCTCCGGCATCATCAACGAGATCAGCAACGAGAAGGGGCTGCTCAGTAAGCGCATGCCCTTCTTCGGCGGGGCCAGCCTCGCTTACAACGGCGTGCCCCCGCGCCGTGGCCCTGGCCAGTTGATCGAGGCCCAGGCCGACGTTCAGGACTACACGGACCTGACGATCGACGATCCGATCAACCTTGCCCGCCGCGTGGCGGTCGAGGACGAAGAGGATGTGCCGTGGGATGCGATCAAGCCCCGCGCCAAAGACCTCGCCCGGCAGCACGCCGAGTACGAGGACTACGTGGGGTTCAGGGTGCTGGTACTGGCGTCGCGTGCGCCTGCCATCGCTGGGGTCCACTCCGGCGGTATCCAGTTGACCCGCGACGTGGCTTCCGTTGACCTGACCGACACGGTCAACTGGCCGCGCAACAACACCTCGGCTGAGACGCTCATCGGCTACCTCTCTGATGCGTCTGAGCAGGCCGACCGAATGAACTGGCCGACCGACCCAAACTGTCGTTATATGTTCGCCGACCCGTCGGTCAAGACGATCTTGCTTGCCGGTACGCGGGTGACGAGCAAGGACTTCATCCCCGTCGGCGACAGCCCGATCGTCAACCGCAAGGTCGAGAACTTCATGGGCTGGAACATCGTCTTCACCAAGCACCTGCCCAACTCGAACGTAACGACCGACCTGACGAAGTACAACGGCGACTTCTCCGGCGGCTCGATCACGACCGGCAGGCCGATCATGGTCGGCGCGTGCAAGGACAGCGAGGACGAGGGTCCTGTCGCCATCATGCGCAAGGGCGAGTGGGCGAAGGCCGTGTTCAACGAGGACAACGAGACCACGCTGGTCAAGCACCGCAAGCGGTGGGGCATGGGCATCCATCAGCCTTGGAAGGCCCTGAGCGTCGCGCTCTATTGATCTCTGCTCCGGCAGATACAAGCACGTCCCATCCCTTCACCTGTTCATACCCCGCCCCGGGCCTCCCCGGGGTGGGCTTTGTTTGAGGAGTTTCTTATGCCCATTCTCCGTTTCTTGGATACGTCCGGCATCCTCCGCGCCAACGACGTGGAAGCGATCAAGCCGATCAATCCCACCACGGGTCGGTTCGACAATGACAAGAGTGACTACCTGCAAGTCAACGGCAACGGCGCGGCGCTGGTGGGCGCAAACCGTGCCGTTGACCTCCAGGCCGGCAACGACGACGCTGCTGTAACGAGCGTTCACCTTCGGCTTCTGGCCAAGGGTGGCGGCGTGATGTTGCCCAAACTGACCACGGCGGCTCGCCCTGCCTGGAACGCGGCACTCAAGGGTCTGTTGATCCACAACACCACCACAGACAAGATGAACTTCTACGGCGCATCGGCCATCGAAGTCGTCACCTCTGCCTGACATCTCCTTCCCTCCGTCGCTCCAGAAATGGGGCGATGGGGCTTTCCCTCTCAGGAGCATCCCATGAAGTCTTGGAAAACCACCGTTTCGGGCATTGTCGCGGGCCTTGCGATCATCTTCACCCAGGTCGGATACCTGCTGGACAATGACCCGGCGACGACCATCTCGATTGAGGCGATCGTCGCCGCCTGCGCCGTTATTGCCCTGGGCTGGAACTCGCGCGACAAGAGCGTGAGCACCGAGGAGCAGGTGTCCAAGTGATGCCCGCGTGGGTAGGTGCCGCACTGACTTCGATCCTGAAGGTCATCGTCGGCATCTTCAGCACCGACAAGCCCGCAAAAGAGACCTTCCATGAAACGAACAAGCCTCTGCCGGTTGACCGTCTTGGCCCTGAGCGTTGGGGCGGCATCCGTGATCGGTGGGTGCAACGGCGGTCTGACGCTGGGGCCGACG